ACCAGTTGTACCAGATGTTCCTGATGTGCCTGCTGAACCTCCACTTCCGGCCGTACCATCAGTACCACTCGTACCTGAAGTACCACTGGTGCCACTCGTACCACTACTACCTGATGTTCCAGAAGTTCCCGATGAACCTCCACTTCCAGCCGTACCATCAGTACCGCTTGTACCAGATGAGCCAGAAGTTCCTGAAGTACCTGATGAACCACCGCTTCCCGCAGTTCCGTTTGTGCCGCTAGTGCCACTCGTACCGGATGTAGCTGAAGTGCCTGATGTACCCGATGTACCTGCACTTGCATTTGTTCCTGAAGTACCTGAAGTACCTGCACTCGCATTTGTACCTGATGTACCGTTTACTCCACTTGTACCATTTACTCCACTAGTACCCGATGTACCACTACTACCTGCAGTTAAGTTTGAACCTGATATAATATAAATTGTATTAGGGTCAGTTGTATTAGATGAAAGTAATGTTGCGTATGAAGCAGATGTTAATGTAATAACATTTGTTGCTGCCGGTACATTTGTGTATATATCGTATATGTTTGAGATTAAGCTTCCGCTATAAACTCCTATTGATTGATTGATTGAACCAGTTACTCCTAAAGAGCCTGTGATTTGTGCTGAACCGGTGAATGGGAAATCTAATGATGTACCAGAAGTTCCTGATGAACCACCGCTTCCTGCAGTTCCATTTATACCCGAAGTGCCAGAAGTGCCTGATGTTCCATTGATGCCCGATGTTCCATTTATACCCGAAGTACCGCCGCTTCCAGCAGTTCCATTTATACCTGAAGTTCCTGAAATACCTGAAGTACCTGAACTTCCATTAGAACCCGCTGCTCCATTCGTACCATTGATACCCGAAGTTCCATTTGCACCTGATGTTCCTGAAGTACCCGAAGTGCCACTAGCACCAGCTGAACCGGTGATTACCATACTATCAATTATATCGGTATTAAAATCTCTTAGTAACGCTGGGGTAATTAAACCTTGTGTGTTATCGGGGAAGTTACCTTGATTTACCGCTTCTAATTGGGTTTTATTTAATATTGACATATGTTAATTAATTATTTTGCTGTGTTTGTGAATATGGTACTTGTGTTTGTCCAATACCTTGTTCAATTAATGCACCATTGCAACATTTTCTACTATATGTGTTTGAATTCACACATAAGCAAGCTCTACGATTATTTTTTGGTGAGCTCTTACCGCGTGTAGGCCCCAAATAAATACCTGAGGTTTCTTTAAAACGGGCTAAATAAGCAGGAGTTGGCATATAAATGTTTTACTAATTTAACAATCAATTCGTAAGTTGTAGTTGATTATTTTGATTTTGCTATCATTTCTTTATGTAGCAGGTTTTGTAACTGATTATAATCTGATTGATATGCTAGAAATAATAAACATTTCTCTAATGGTTGGATAGTGATTTCATCAATATTGCGGATATCTCCTCCTGCGAGTAAGATGAGAGCGGCGTAGTTTTTCCATTTGTTGCTAAAATTGATTTGATGCTGGGTGCTACTTCCGGCATCTCCATCAAAGAGTTCTGGATAGCGCTCAACGAGTCCACTAACGTACGCACAAAAAAAAACAAACACCCCCAATGAACGTCCATTGTTACATCTAAAAACTTTTCTTCATCTATCCATCCCGCATATGATTGTATCTCATATAGGCCTGATGTCTTATGTAATACTGGTCTATATAGTATGCTCATTATCTTTGCCCAATTCTCATCCATTTGTATTGTGTCCCATTTAGTAATATCTAAATAAGCACCATAAGCCATATTAGCTAAGTTAGGTTCAAATCCATATTCTCTACCATCTACCTGTATAAACTTTTGTAGTGGTAATTCAGTATTGTTCATAAAGTTTGTGATATCCGCTTGTATCTTTCGCAATGCACCTACTTCTAATCCATATAGGTATTGTGGCGGAAACTCACATAAGTTATCTAATAGTGCTGCTAAATACCCTTCATCGGTGTCACCATATGTTTTTAAGTCAGCTTGTAGTTTTAGATACTGTCTTAGTGTTACTGCTTTCCAGTCAGTTGGTACACTTATCGTTATTGTTTTTTTCTCTTTCATATTATCTTTGGTTTTTCTTTTCCCTATATTGTTCAGGATTAATTAACTCTAAGTTTGTATTAATTGGAACTGATGTTACTGCTTTTATATCAACTGTATTTATCTTGTCCAACATTAAGGTTTGTAATTTTTTATTTAATGAATTCCTTTGATGAACAGTTGCCATTAAAGATGCTTTAGCTTCTCTTAATTCATCTAATAGTTTCCTATTGATTGCTTCAGTATGGGCTACATATTCTGCCATTCCCATAAAATCCTCCTTAGTTAAATTATCTAAGTCTACTTGTTCGTTTTCCATATTATCTAATTGTAATTGAGTATTTACCTTTGTTTGTTGCGGATTGTGATAACCTCATCATTCCTACATAACGCGCTGCATCTAATAGGTGATTGTTAAAATCAACCGGTCTATCTAATTGTCTACCAAAGCGGTCTGTTTCCCATTCGTAAGAATAAAATTCATTTACTAAGTTCTGACAGGCTTTGGGTATCTTTAGTTTATAATTACGAAGGACACCAATACCAAAGTTTATTGAATCCTTTCCTTTCACTACTGGTCTTATATTAAATCCAGCTCTATTTAATTCTTCAATCATTCTTGGTTCTGAGGAATCAGCCCATATCTCCTCTCTACCATTAACAAGCCCTTTTAAGAATTCTATTATATCACTTGTTACCATTCCTCTTTCATATAGATGTTCTAAGATGTATATCTCATTACCATTCATACGCCAAAGTGAAACAAGGCCACAGGGATCCTGGCTATATCCGAAATCCAAACCATACGAAATGAACTCCGCATCATCCGGTAACCATTCTACTATTTCAAAATCATAGATTGCTTTCTCATTCGTTGTGTACTCACCCAATGCATAGACTTGATACGCTTTAGGATTTGTATTCTTTAAATCCTCTAACGCTTTAATCACACTCTTTTCTAAGAATGGATTGTTTTTATAATTGGTGAAGTATCTCGTACAATCTTGCATTTCTCTTAACCAATGCCAGGGTGATATAGTCGGGTTGTATGATAGGATAATCTTGCCAGTAGTTCTTATAGATAATTCCAAATAAGCAGAACTATCTAATTCCGATGCTTCTTCTATCCATAAAATAGAACTCTTAATCCCTCTTAATTTCTGTGGGTCATCTGTTGAAATGAATTGTATTTCAGAACCCGTATAAAAAGAATATACACGGTCTGTGGCATTCCAATCGTTTTCAAACCATAAACCCAAACCTTCCATTACTTCTTTGAAATCTTTCATCACCGTCCTTTTCAAACTTGGCACTGTCTTTCTTACAATTGTAATATCTTCTTTACCTTGCAATGCCTGTACGATACACCACTGGATTGCAGAATACGTTTTACCCGAGCGCGAGCCACCTATGAGATGACAAACCCTTGTAGGACAATCATTGATGTGCTGATACGATACTGTACTATCTATATTAAGATTGCTCATTAGGTATTTCCTTTTGTGTAATATTTACGGAAATCTGTTGAATTCTTTGTTCAATTTCACCTTTGAGCTCTACTCGGCTTTGTTTTGGAAGATGAAACTCCAACATTTTGAGTGCAATATCAACTGCACCCTTTGGGTCTTTCTTCATTAAATCTTCCATAATAGCTGGTAGATTATCCAATACTTTGTTTGTAGCACGCGCAATACTCAACTTCATCATTTCGGTTGAACGATTGATTGCTCCTTTAGGTCTTCCTGTTGCTAGTTTATTTCCTTTTTGAAACGCCATTGTTTTCCTGTGTTATTTAAACATCTTACACCTTTTAACACTTTACCTTACCTTTGTAGTTAAACCCCTCAGGATTAGGTTATAATATGGCTGAAAGTAATCCTGATATTAGTCATCAATAAAAGGATTCTTCTTAGAACTTCTGAAATGTTGTTTAATCTTTCGTACATTTAGGAATGAAGTAGATTTACTTATTCCAATCTCTTTACTTAATCTGTCCAATGTCATATCGGGTGTAAAGAAGTATATCTCTGCTAACTTTGCAGCTGGCCATAATTTAGTCTTTTGTAATTCGTCTATCTCACTTACTACTTCATCATATACCTTTTGTATATTCATGTCTCTATCGGTATCGTATTC